TAAGAATTTTAGAAAATTTATTATCTTCTCCAAGTTCACCTATTAAATCTTGAGCTAAAATATCAGATGTTGCTTGTTTATTTAATTGTTTTTGTTCCTCATCTAGTCTTTCTTGATCTAACGCAGCTTGGTTTAAATCTTGTTGGTGCATTTCTTCAGCTATTATATTAAGTTTTGATGAAGCATTATAATTACCTTTTTCTGCTTCAAATAAGGCTTGTCCAGAAATAAATTCTTTTGAACCAGGATTATAACCTTCCTTAATAAGTTCGTTAGAAAAAGCATCTCTTTCTTGAGCAAGTTCCTTTTCAGGATCACCATAAAAATATTCTTTTATTTTTCTACCAGCTAACATTCCAAGAGGCACACCAATAGCAGCAGCTTGCCGCTCTTGTTTAGTACCATCACTATAATTTTTTAAAAAACTAGCAGTTTGTTGTTGATTTAATAATTGTCTTTGTCTAGTAAGGTCTTGAACACTTTGACCAAACAAATCTTTAATCATACCAGCCATTATATTTTCCTCTTATTTAACTAGTAACACCACTAGGAGCACCACTAGGAGCACCAATATTTTGAGAAGCTCCAGAAACACCAGCTAATAACAAATCTTGGAAGAAACTGTTACCTGCTTTAGTTCCTGCTTGTGCTAAAGCAGCACCACCTTGTGCAGAAGATGCTTGAGCAGCAGATCTAGCTTGTTCAATACTAAGCCCAGCATTAACAAGAGATTGCTCAAGGTCAGCAACGCTACCATAAGTACCAAACGCACCTTGAAAACCACTAAGTAAATTAGCAAGTTGTTGTTGACCAGTTGCTAAATTAGTTTGATAACCACCAAGAGCTTGTTCATAAGCTTGATTTTGTTCTTCTAAAGCCTGATCTCTTGAGCTAAGACCTAGTTCAGCTAAAACCCTAGACTGTGCTAAACCTAATCCATAAGCATCTGGATTAACCATACCAGTTCCAGCACCTGCTGCTTCGCCTGATAGTTGTAAGCCTAACCTACCACTACCAAACAAATCAGATTGTAGTTGTTGTCTTTGTTTTTCAAACTCAGGTTCAAGCAAAGCAGATGATTTAGCAAAAATATCTCTTGCTCTTTGTTCACCATCATCAACACCACCAAACATAGATAACTCTTTACCAGCTTCACCTAAATATTGTTCTAAGTAAGGTTGTGAGTAGCTTAATGCACTTTGTTGTAAAGAAGTAAGGGCAGGATCTATATTAGAACTAACATTAAAAGCATCACCACTGGGTGTGCCAGTAGTAGTACCTAAAGAGCTAGTATAAGTATAGGGTTTAAACTGTGCTGCTACATAAGGTTTTGCTGGTTTAGCTTTTTTACTTTTAAAGATACTACCCATTGTTACTTACTCCCTCTAACAAATATCTCTCGCTGTTTACCAAAATCATCTTGTATAACTCCATAATATTTAAATCCGTATATGTTTAAAAACTTTGTGTGTTTTGCATCATTAACTAAGTGTTCTGCATAAATAGGTCTGTTGTTTTGTTTTAGTAAATACTCTAAACAAACTTCCATTTTTTTTCTTGTACTCTTTAACCATTTATAAACATCACAGTGTATAATTAAATATTCTTCGTATTCTTCTAAGTACAAAGTAAAAGTTTTATCCTTTACTACAGGAACTTTATCCATGTTTTTTAAGCAGTACGCTTCCACATATAAACTACAATGTAAGGTTGTAAGTTTTTATTAGTAGCACTTTCACCAGCCGAGTTGACTGTTGTTGCTACAGTAATACCTGTTGTTGCTGAATCAGTGTTGTAGTCAGAAGCTGTACTAGAACCAGACCCTTGTGGAAAAGCCCCATCTAGTCCAATTTTATGTGACATACTATGAAAATGACCACTATCACTAACAGCAGAAGTTGCTGTGTGAGTGTGAGCTGGTATAATAGAATCTGCAACACCACCAGTTTCATTTAAAGTATCAAACGCTGTATTACCACTATCAATACCAACCATAACTTTACCAGCACCAAACGCTTCCCATGTACCAAAACCTAGTAATGTAGCTGGGTTGGTTGCTACTGCTGCTTGTGTATAAATAGTTCCTACAGGAAACAAAGCTGCTTTGGCTGCTGCAACTGCTGTAGTAATAGCACTTGTTACATAAGCTGTTGTAGATATTTGTGTGCTATTTGTAGCAGCAGAAGCTGTTGGGGCTGTAGGAGCACCTGTAAGGGCTGGGCTATTGGTGTCAGCTTTACTATTAACTGCTGTTTGAATAGCACTAAACTCATCATCAATCTCAGTACCTTTTACAATCTTGTTAGCATTACCTGTACTCAGGGCATCTTTAGCTGCAAAGTCTGTTGTTTTTGAATAATTACTCATTTATATAATCCTACCTAGTTTTCCATAAATATCTACTTTTTGTATACTCAAAGAACCACCATCAATTTTTGATTCTATACCTATTTGAAAGATGCTTCCCGAACCTGATACAGATGAATCTAATCTATCTAATGATATACCTGCTTGATACTGTGCTACATTTGTTGCATTTGCTCCGTACTCTGCTATTCCGTACTCTGACACTGGTATATCTTTTACTGTAAACGGAAACGAGAAGTAACTTGTTACATAATCAAAACCAGCTTTTAAATTAAATGGTTGTGCAGTAGAACCAATAACAGTTACAGCAGCTCGTTTTAATAACTTGTTTTGATTTGGATAATTTAAATCAAAGTGGTTAGTAAAGTAACTCATAGTGTAAGGAACAGAGTTATCTGTAAACCCACCATACTCTGCTATGCCATTAGCTTGTGTAACATACATTTCTTTAGTTGTTTTATCGTAAACAAAATCAGTGTGGTCTAAGTTGTTCCAAGTTGTTACTCTATAAGCACCATCTTCTAGTGGTCTACGAGTATCAAATACATAAATAGTTTTTGCTTCTGGTAAAAATATTAAGTAAAACGCTTTCTCAGGAAAGTAACAAGACTTAATTAAACTAAAGTCAGATTCTCTATTTACAATACTTAAAAAAGAATCCCTTATGTTTTTAGATAAATCATTTAACTTAGCTGACTTTTCTTGTATCGTTCTACCTAAACTCCTTAATCCTGTAGCAGATAAAAATAAAATATCTGACCCTGTGTTTTGTATTGTATCTCTAGCAATACAACCTACACCTTCTAATACTTCTACTAAAGTTAAAGTGTTTACATCAAAGCTACCTTGAAAACTATCATTGTCTTTAAATATAATAATGTTGTTTTTACAAAATATAATTAAATTACCATTGTGGCTACCAAGCCCTGTAATGACATCTGAGCCTTTTGGAAGCACACCTGCTATGTTGATACTACCAGCACTCCCACTGCCCCATTTAGTGCCTTCTAAGAGGTCTGAGAAGTATACAGTAGTCTTGTTAGTGGCAGTGTCTGCTGCCCATAATCTACCATACGCACTCATTACTATGTTTGCACTAGGTGCACTACCTGTATAATCAGCGTGTTGGTCTATGCTTTTAAACTCATTAGCAGTAGATTCATTAGTGTAGTACAAAGGCTTGTAACCTGCTTGAAAGAAATAAGCTCTATCATTTAAAGTTACACACTGCCAGTTACCTGCTGATATAGTATCAGTTGTAGTAGGTGTTATTGTAGTAAGTGTACTAAAACCTTTTTTAAATGTAGTAGCGTTCCAAGATATAAAAGTATTAACACCAGCTACATCTAAGAAGGGGTGCATACCTAGTAAGTTAATACCATTACTACCTGTTGTACGATAAAACCAACCTTCTCTTGCACCTAGTCTACCAAACTCATCAATAACACAGTTGTTTGCATCAAGAGCAAAGCTAGGGTCATTAGATAAACTAGACTCTTGAGTATTTAAACCTAAAAATGCTGGTGCTACTAGCGATGCTGTTACTAATTCTTTTGCCATATTAGTTTGTACTCACAATAAATGGTACTTCTTCAACTGTAAGGATACAAGAAACTCCTGTACCACCTGCACATGAACCTTTAATTTTATAACCAGCCTCTAGCATTACATAACCACCATTCATTTGTAATTCTATAAAGTCACCAGAGCTTAAACTCTTATCACCTAGCACTGTTATCTCTGTAGAATCAAAGTTAATAGTTACATTTGTATCGCTTCTAGTAGAACCTGCACTGTTAGATACAAAAACAAGAACTAACTTTGCTCTCATATTATTAGGTACTGTATATAAATCTGCTGCTGATGATGCTAGTGATTCTACAAAGACTGTTCTAGCTTTCATACCACACTAGCTCCTCTGGGTGTTTGTTACCATCTAAAGTTACTGCATCTTGTAAAGCATTAGTAGCTCTAGCATAAGCACTAACAGGATTGATACCACCATCTTCACCACGCTCTTCTACTGCCATTGCATAAGCTAGTAGCTCTACTGGTTTAGTTGGTACAGTTAGTGTATCAGCATCATTTACTAAATCGTCTGACCTAAGTACACAGTTAAATCTAATTGTGTATGCTTTGTCTGGTATAGGATATAGGTCTACTTGTGTATCACCATCAGCACTAACTCCGTTAAACGAATAGTAATAAGGTGAGCCTGTTGCTACATCACTAGTTAAAAAGAATTTGTTAAAATCGTGTGCTGCTTTGTAATCTAAGAAAAAGTTATCTGTTACATTTGTTGCATCTAATACTGTTAAAGCATTTAAAGAACCATTTAGTTCATAGTTAAAAATACCATTAGATGTAGTAGCACTTAATGTAGTTCTTAATGCACTCCAGTTCCAAGCATTTTCTACTGACTCTTTTGCATCATTAACAAGTACAGCTATTAAACTAGAGTAAGAAGATTCGTTGACTGTTGATACAGTACGCTCTCTTAATCGTTTTAAAATGTTATTAACTATATCTAAGTAAGTCATATTCTGTGTACCTTAATTAAACCATTTAGAAAATAAGGTGCTACCAATACCACCTAATCCCATTGCTATAAATATAGCTCC